GAGCGCAATCTTGATTGTGTCGGTATCAAGGTCATGAGTACCACCAAGAAGTTCAACCTTGAAACTGGTGCACATTGCCTGAGAAATAGCCATTTCTTACCTCTTTGCCAGAGTCATTACCATCGGATTGCCGCTGTACTCACCCTGGTCGTCAGACGTTGTTAGGTCGGACAGCGCACGAGCATACAATCCAGCCCAGACAGCAAGCCGATTGTCGTTCATGAGATACGGTTCTGCCTCTGACAGAGACCCGTACAGCAAAAGATCAGGACAGACGCTCATGAATGCGTTTGTACTTACGCTGTCGCTCAGGAAAGTCGGAGCAGCGTAATACAGCATATAAACCGAGTAATTGGTATCCGGGACAGGAGCCAGTTGGATCTCATCCGCAAGGATGGTGTACTGAATTGGTTTCCCAGACTCCTGTGTTCTGGCATTTCGAGTGAACACAGACGGAGATAGATAGTTCAGTGGCTGTTCTGGATTCGTATTGAGATACAAGTTCCGCATCTCAAGGAAGTCTGTCGGCAGTCCAACAGTCGAATCACCACCCGTAGCAGAGGTGTATGCAAGTTTCAGCATCTGCCGAATACGCAGATTGCGCCGAAGCCTTACCTCTGCCAGCCGGATGAAGTCAGGTATCTGGCTAGTGAGATCGCTTCTTGCGAGATAGTTTGCGATCGTTGTCTTTAGATCGCTGTACGTTGCCAGGGCCATTTATGTCATCCCAGCCAAAGGTTTTAACCCCGATATGCCCTATATGCATCGACAAATCGTGGTCAACAAACACGGGAACGTCATTCTCAAGACACCGAACGCAGAAGGTGACATCCTCGCCAATCACGTTTCCATGATCCGTCCAGATGATGTCATGCCAAGGTTTCGGTATCTTTTTGAATACCTCAGTCCTCACAAGTGTAACACCGAACCCTACAGCGGTCACTTGCTCAATCCCTGACTTTCCTCTGCTTTCGATCTTCGTCCAGACCTGTTTAACAGCCCCAGGATCGCTTTTGTCGATCTTTAGGTTCATTGCCGTGGGCATAATCGGTTCGCGCCTTGTAGTCGCATTTACGCCGATCAGCGGGACACTCCTTGCAAGCAATACTTCCACAGTGTTTGCCGGAAACCGCATGTCGCTGTCAATCCAGAGAACAGCATCAGCACCCCATTCCAGAGCTTCATCTGCAAGTTTTTCCCTTTGGGTAAATATCAGCGTACCCGGCATCTGCAATAGCTGGATCTCGTTCTGTCCACGCTTTGCCTCATACGCACACAATCGGGCCAGATCAAAAGCAAACCCTGCCAGCACAGTGTCTCGGCAGGGTACACAGATCGCAATCTTCATTGACTCCCCCTAAACAGAACCAGGATATGTTCGCCACACTCTGTTATCTGCGTCATTCAGCCATTGCTTGAATGCTCGCTCATCCTGAACCGCAAACCCTCGCATGATCTTCTTCTTGTTCAATTCATCAATCACCGTGAACGGCAATCTTGCGATATGCGTCATCACGTTATCGATCTTGCGGGTCGCGTTATCAACTTGGATTTTGTTTGCTTCGATGATGTGCGTTACGTCCTGCTTTGTCTCAAGCACGACAACATCATCTAGTTTGTGCGCTATGGTATAGCGCCCCTCACCAACCGAAAATAGTTCTGACATATTGTTTGAGGGAGGCAGGTTTCCCCACCTCCCTCGTTACTTACAGCGCGGGGTTCAGGTCAGCCACGATTCCGTGAGCAGCCTCGTTCCGCATCTCCAGCGTGAACTCAGCAATAAGCTGCGTTTTCTCGCTGTCGCCGGTACGAGCCAGATCATTCGTCGCAAACGGACGCAGATACGCAACCGCCGCATACTCAGGATCAAGCAGCAGAGCGTCACGAGTCCGCATGAAACGATCCGGCGTTACCGACAGCGTACCGAAATCGCTCATGTAGACATCCGCAGCGCCGATAATGGTCGTCGGCTGATCGCCGGGAGCCATGTAACGCTGAGCCGCGATACCAGCAAAGCTGGAAACCTTCTGCTTCAGACCGCTGTTAACAACCAGCAGCTTCGGATTTCCACCAGACACAAAGCACTCAGCAACCACATCCTTCAGCAACTGCTCGGTAAAGGTACGGGTAGCACCATCCGAACGGGTCGAAACACCAATCGTCGTGGGATCAGTGCCAGACGTGCCAGCGGACGAGTTCGTCTTCAGATACGACAGAATCGCACCCAGTTTCCGAGCAGTCGTGGAGTTACCAGCAGTCTGACCTTGGTTGGCAGTAATGATGGTTTCCATGTCGCGCTTCAGTTCCTGCGAAGCCTTCGACAACTGATATGCCTTCTCAGACTTCCGGCCAGCCTTGTTGACAGCCTCAAGGGTGTTAGAAATCTGGATCGTCTTTTGCACGATCTGGCAGTAGTTGCCCAGACGGGTCGTCGGACTGATCGTGGTAGCCGTAGCATCAGCACCTTCAACAGCAGCGTTAGCAGTCGTCGCAGCAGCAAGCGAGTCAGTCTGCCACTCGTGATAAACAGCAGTCGCCTTGGTACGAGCCAGGGTGGACAGGATCGGGGTTTCGGTCGGGCTGATGTCGTAGATGACATCGATCAGATCTTCGCGTTGACCAATCGCGGTGTGTGCGGTAAAAGTTGACATTTCAGTTATCTCAAAAAGCGTTCAAAAATTGCCGCAGCGTCTTTGGTTTTACCAGTCTGCCGCAGCACCTTTCGCTGTGCCTGATATTGCTTTTGCTCCGGTGGCGCACTCGTCGCCGTACCGGGCCTAAGCATCCTTGGAGCTTCCGTAACCTTCTTGGTTACCTCTGGCTTGCCCTTGACCAGTTTGTCGTACTGAGCAGCCTTCCAAAGCGTCAGAACAGCCCTGCTATCGTAAACCTGCGCTAGATCCTCATCCGTGAAACCAACCTGCTTCGCATAGCTCCGGATTTCATTGCGAACGGTTGTACCTTTCTCTGGATCTGCGAACTCCGGTATCGCTTGAGACAGTTTCTGCTGCTCTTCAGCCACCAACTGCTGCAACCTGTGCTGATGCTCCGTTTGTTGCTGTAACGCAAGACGTTGCCTCTCAGCTTGAATCGCATACAACTGCTGCTGACGCTGCTGCTGCTCCGCGACCTTCACCGCATAACCAATCGGATCAGATTCCTTCAGCGCATTCAAATCCTCTTGCGGTTCCTGATGACTCAACACCTGCTCGATCATCTGCAAGCGTTGAGCATACTGGTCACGCAAGGTTTTCGCCTGCTCTACAGCAGCCTTCTCAGCCTCTACAGCCTTTCGCTGTTCTGCAAGCGTCTGGGTTTTCTGAGTGTAGTCCCGGCCCTGCTGATAGCCTTTGATCAAGTCATCGAGCGTTACTTCTACCTCCTCACCTGCCGCTTTAATACGGTAGCGCGGAGTTTCCTGCTCTACTTCCTGCGCTTCGGCTTCAGGCTGCTGAATCTGTTCTTCCTGGGCTTCAGGAGTCGGCTGTTCGCCTTCCTCACCACCCATTAGTCCCATGATCGCAGCAGCACCAGTATTTACATCCAGCGGTACACTTCCATTCGGATTGGTGTCCATTCAAACCCCTAAAGTATCTTCCATCGTTTAGACCGAATCTCAGTCGTTTCTGCTATCGCTTGGAAATGACTATAAATTTGATCTATTGCACGAATCATTTTATACGCTGATTCGCGTTTGTCAATTTCATCATCCGAGGATGACGTTATGACATCCAAATGCATCTGTCGTAGATACTGCAACTCTTCTCTGAATGCATCATCCCGCAGCAGATTTGCAGCGCGCTCAGGTGTCATCCTCATCCGGGAATCTCAACGTTTCTGCTGATTCCAGCACCAATCTTGGCTGCTTTCAACTGAGCCTCAACTTGGAATTCTGCCTGCTTCAACTCCAAATCTGCCGCCGCTTTTTCCCTTGCAAGCTGAATATCCGCTTGAGCCTTCATCCTTTGCGTCTCAATCGCAGCCATTGCTTTCTGCTGCTCAATCTGGATCTGCGCCTGTGCTTGAGCCATCATCGCATCAAGAGCAGGATTCTGTTGCGGTTGCTGCGGAGGAGGATTGGACAGAGCCTGATCTTGCTCTGGAGTAATGTCCTTGAAGAACTCGCTAGAGTCTTTGAACCCTGCCGCCTCGATAAACCGTCCAAGCGTCATCCGGTACTGACCGAGACTCACCAACGGGTTAGCAGGGCCAAGCGTCTGAAGGATTTGCTCCTGCTTCGCCAGCACCATCTGAAGCATTGCCATCTGCTCCTGTTTGGTTCCAGTACCAAGACCGACAGAGATGCTGACATCGTACTGATTCGACCACTCTCGCGGATCCATCTCTACGAACTTGCCACGCATCCGAATGATGGTTGGCTTGTCCTGATACTTGCAGACCAGTTGCAAAATACCCTTAAACAAACTCTTAACGCCCGTCTCAGCAAAGATACGAGCGATTAGTTCCAGCTTGCCCTGCTGTGCGCTTGTAACGGCTGCTACAGCCGCTGCCGTGACGTTTGCCAGTACGTTAGGATCAAGCCCCTGCTGAGCGTCTGAAACCCCTGTGCGCTTCTGCTGAACCTGATCAAAGTATTCCAACATCGGGAATGCTTGAGCGGCAACAGGAGTGACTGCCAGCGGAACCACAGCAGCAGGGTTCTTCAGCCTGACGACACCACCAGGAGTGACGTTGAGCAAGTCATCCAGATTGACCTGACCCTCTACCGCACCAACCCTTGCGTTGTTTGTGAGATACAAGTTATCCAGCATCTGCCGCACAATTGTGGACTTGATTAGCTGGATGTCCATCGTTCGATCAGCAAGTGACTGACCAAAAAATTTGTGCGGGATCGGGATCGGGCAGATCACATGAAACGGACAGTAGTCCGTCTGCTCATTGCTCAGGATCTCGTTGTTGCTGTAGACGATCCTGCGGAACTCTGCAATACCGTCCTCGTCTACGTCAACATAGATATAACACTCAAACACCTCGATCTCTTGCATAGCAGGATCAAGGCTGTTCTGCTCAAAAGGCTCTTCACCAGGACTGTATCGTGCGATCTTTTCCTCGGTGAAGTCCAAACTGTTGTAGACAGGGAGGTTGTCCACAATCTCGGGATCGAATCCCATCTGGATCAGTTCAGTCCTCGGAACCAATGTGCGATGCGCCATGAACGGAGCATCCTGCATATTCTTGGCTCGCTTGGAAACGATCAACTCTTCTGGCGGGACATTCTCAATGACAATCTTGCCGTGTTTGTTTGACTTCTTAACCACGACATTGAAGAACTGCGCGACCATCACCTGACCGTCTGGCCCTTGCATCTCCTGCTGCACAATCTCTTGAGCGACAATCTGACGAGACTGGTCTGACATCAGCAGGACGAGTTCAGTCTCCGAGAGGTTCTGATACACCTCCTCGATAACGTCGATCTTCTCGTCCCAATAACACTTTACCGTTCCTGTCTTTTGGAGCAGACCATCTTTGAACCAATGATGCAAGATCTGGAAACCGGGGTTCTGCTTGTAGAACACCCAGTTTGCATATTCTGTGGCTTGTCTAGCACCTTCTTCATCGCCTGGGCCTGTAGGCTCAAACCGCACAATGTCGTCTGATGCGGTGAATACTCGGATCAACTGAGGCAAAGCACCGTCAATCGCCTCTGCAACCTCACCCGTGACAATCTGGCTTCGCCCCTCTACCTCGTTCCCGTACGGGTTTCTGAGGTAGTAATCCATCGATAGTGCGCGTTCTTCGGTCGTCTCTGTATCGAGATACCCAATCGCATCATCGATTTCAGCAGAGACAATTGCCTTCAGTCTGCCTTCGTCCATTTTTCCGCTCGCTTTGTGTACGGTCGTTTCTCAGGCTGCAATTCCTTGACCTGATTTTCCAGTCGATCAATCCGATCAGTTAGCTCTTTGACAACCTGATCGAACATTCTGCGATCAACAATATAGCCTTGCGGAATAATCATACCACCCACCTCGTATTATTTTTCAATGGTTTGC